GAGTTGGGTCGTGTAATGCTAGAGGGCTACCTAGAGTGGGTAGAGCACGAGGGTATCGATGCAGAACTTGAAATGATTTCTACCGAAGAAATTCTAGAGCGTCCAATGATGGATGGTCGAGTAATTCTTCAGGGAAAGATTGACATGCGTGTTCGTCGTAAGATCGATGGTGCCCGCATGATCCGCGACTTTAAGACTGTAGGTGGGTCGTTCGCTGACTTCGGATCTATGGCTCACATGAATGAGCAGGTCAAGACTTATATGCTCCTGGACGAAGTTCAGAGTGCAGAAGACGGTAATCGCACTGATGGTGCCATCTTCACGATGCTTCGTAAGGTTAAGCGCGGTGCTTATGCTAAGCCACCGTTTTATGACCAGATCGAAGTTCGTCACAATAGATTTACACTTCGCGCCTTCCTAGAGCAGTTGGAAGGCACTCTTGAAGACATGCTCCGCGTCCGTGACGCGCTGGATGAAGGAGGGAGCCACTTTAAGCACGTCTACCCGAAGCCGAGTAAAGACTGCAAGTGGAAGTGTCAGTTCTTCGCTACCTGCCCGCTGTTTGACGACGGCTCGGCAGCAGAGGCCGCTCTGAGCGATGCGTTTGTGTCATCCGACCCATACGGTTACTACGGAATCGAAGAAAAGAAGGGAAGTGAGGAGTAATGTCAGACGTCGATCGCAGTTTAACAATTATGGTTTATGGCGAATCTAAAGTTGGTAAGTCCAGCTTTGCAGTCACGGCACCATACCCACGCCTAATGCTTGATGTTGAGGGTGGACACCGTTTCCTCCCAATCAACGTAAAGTATTGGGATCCACTTACTGAGGAGCCGCCACTGGCAGACGGGACTTGGGACACAGTTGTAGTTAAGGTAAACAACTACGACGTTGTCATGAAGGCCTTTCAGTGGTTGCAGTCAGGTAAGCACCAGTTCAAGTCTTTGATCATCGACTCAATCTCTGAGTTGCAGGTCAAGTGCATGGACAACATTGCGGGAACCGAACAGATGAAGATGCAGCAGTGGGGCGAATTGCTTCGCCACATGGGCGCACTACTTCGTGACCTTCGTGACCTAACAATGCACCCTACTCAGCCTCTTGAGGCTGTAGTACTGACTGCTATGGCACGTAAGGGTCAGGACGGTGTCTACCGTCCTTATCTACAGGGTCAGCTAGCAATTCAGGCCCCGTATTTCTATGACATTCTGGGCGCAATCACCGTGGAGACGGAACCAAATCCAGATCCAATGCAGCCAGCATTCAAGGTAAGACGCATGTATGTAGAGCGTACCCCTGAATGGGAAGCTGGAGAGCGCGTTCAAGGACGTCTCGGTAAAGTAGTACAGCAGCAAGACCTTGGTGTCGAGCGCATGCTGGATATGGTCTTCGGAGAGAAGAAGGCTGCAACAACAACAACAAAGAAAGCAGAGTAATAAATTATGAGTACTGTAAATTTCGCAGAACTTTACGCTAAGGCTGGAGATGCCGCGGCTAGCACCAACTACGAGCCTCTACCAGAGGGTGACTACGAGCTTAAGGTAGTGGAGGCTACTGCAACAACTACCTCTACTGGCAAGCTTATGTTCAAGCTAACTACTGAAGTTCAGGGTGGCCCTTACGCTAAGCGTCGCATCTGGGACCAGTGGGTTGTTTCAGCAGATAACGAAACTGCAATGAACATCTTCTTTGGTAAGGGTGCTGCACTTGGTCTCTCTAAGGACTACTGGTTGGCAAACCCTACTCCTGCTCAGGTTGAGCAGGCTCTTGCACACCGTACCTTCCGTGGAAAGATTGCTATCCGCACTTACAATGGCAAGCAGGGCAACGAGATCAAGAGCTACTTCCCTTCACAGGGAGTGGCTGCTGCAGCTACCGCTGCACCAGTAGCTGCTGCACCTGCACCTGCACCAGCTCCAGCACCAGCTGCCGCACCTGCACCAGCTCCAGCACCAGCCGCACCAATCGCTAGCGCAGATACACCGTTCTAATAAAGCTGTACGCGGGGCATCGAAAGGTGCCCCGCTACACCTATCTAGGGATATCATGAAGGTATTAATAACTGGTATGGGGTCGCACCACTGTAAGCGCCCAGACAATGTGAGCTTCTTCACGCTCCTAGCCGACTCGATCGCCGAGTTCGCTGATGTCACGTGGATGTCCCCTAGTACATCTTGGACATTAGAAGATTTAGATAAGTACGACCAAATAGTCTTTGGATTTATGCCACCAACATCTCTAAGTGCTAATAAACTATACGGGGCACTTAATGTCTTAGGTTTGATGTTCGAGTCACCTAAATTGAAACTTGTATTAGACAGTCCCCAGGTTTGGCAGTATAAAAATAGTATTAAGGCTGTAGTTCGTAACCCGCAGATCCTACTCGGTTCGTATTACAGTAAGCGTGAAGGTTATGCCTCTGCTACGTCTAATCAGGGGATTTTATCTAAAGTGTCGGAATATCTGTCAGGGGATAAGTGGCCAACTATTATCTACCCTAGCCTTCCTTGGAACTCGGATGCAAAAATAGCTTCGCTACTTGGATTTGCCTCGGAAAAAGACTTAATAGGTATAAACCTAGATGCATCGTTACTTGACATAGAGCCTATAAGAATCGGAAGATTGGACGTATGGGCAGTAGAAAACCCTAAAAGCTCGTGGCTACAAGGGCTATATAAGACATTAGTTTTTCCTCAAATGGCCACAAAAATAGGCAGAAAAACTGATGATGAGTACGCCTTATCGACTATACGCAGCAGCGTCGGACTGATTCTACCACCTCAGGAAAGAAACTCTACCACTTGGTGGAATTACAGAGTACTCCAAGCCCTGAATACCTCCACCCCTATTGCCACTTATTGGCCTGACACTAAAGACTTCAGTGCCGCCTGGTCAGTCTTGGCATACCAAATAGAAGACATGAGCTCAGGCGAGCGCCAGGCGTTGGCCGCAACTCAAAGAGATGTTTATTTTAGTAGTATTAGTAGTAAAGAAGAGTCACTACGTATGCTAGAGCAACTACTCACAGACTCTACTAAGGAGAGAATATAGTGCCAGAAATCAATAAAGACTGGATAGCCGAGCAGCTATCAGCAGCAAAAGTAAAGGTTGGATCGGGTAAGGCTATTCTACGTCTACTAGAGACTTGGTCGGATTTGCCGAAGCTCAGTGATGCAATGCTTGATGAAGTACTTACAGTGTTCCCTAAGCTTGCTAGAGGGTATACCCTCAAGGAAGAAGAGAACGAAGCAGACTATGAGTGGCGTCCACTGCAGCCAGGTCAGATTGCCCTTGGTGATGTAGTGAGAGTTAAGTCGGATGCATTCAGGGGCGACATCGGGCCAATGCACAACTCTAGGGTTGGCAAGGTTATCGCAGTGCGATATGGTGATGTTATTATAAACTCTACTGACGGAAAGACTCCCGAGCTTAAGGGCGTCCACTACTCCCCATACAAGCTAGAGAAGCGCTACAAGAAAGCCAACTAATGCGTACTGGATTTGAACTGAAGATCGTTGCCGAAACCGTAACCGAAGCAAAGGCTATTGCACTGAGAGAGATCTCTAGATTTTTAGAGATACCTGAAGAATCCGTCGAGGACAGTGTGGCTATAGAACTAAAAGTTTCCTACCCTAAAGCAGAGACTATCTCTGAAATAGAGACTTTAGTTGAAGCTAGGATATTTCAGATCACTGCATACGGGTCGGTGAAACAGAGTGTCACAGGAGCCTTCGGCTTTTAGTATATCCGAGTACCTAGTATCGCCCAATGATAATGACCCTATAGTTGACCTGAGTTACTTAGCCGATCTCAGTGATGTAAATTTTAGGAAGTTCTTATCATTAGATAGATTTGCCACTAAAGATCAGCTCTACGATCAGGACTACGAGAGATACTATAAGTATGTGTATAGTGGGTGTTCTGAGACTATGGGGGAGTATCTATCTGATGCTCCCAAAGATTCCCCGTTTGATTATGAAAAAACAAAAAAACTTATATGGGGCCAATTAGTAGGCGAATATCTAGACACTCCTGATAACTTAAACCTAGGGATGGGAGGGGCAAGTATTTTGGGGATAACTACTGGATTAGTGCAACATATACGAGCCAATGGTGCTCCTGAACACTTACTACTGCTACTGCCTAATCCAGATACACGAATAACTCTTGTCCAGGACAGCCATACGTTAGTTTCTAGCAATAAATTTAATAGACTAATCTCTGATATAGGTGGCATAGGAGATCTAGAATCTAAATACTCCAAAAAACCTCACGCGGCAGAGGACGTCCTTAGTAGACGATGGGCGACGTATTTAAACATACAAAGCCTCTTAACCATAGAAGAACTCTGTAAGGCTTTAAAAATAAACTTAGTATATTCTACTTGGAGCACAGTTCTGCATAGGCTACTAACTGCGGGGAATCTTCTGGCTCAGCGGGGGGGTGATCCGATTCCTTTTGCTAACTATATAGTCTCTGACTATCAAAAATCTGGGGGTAAGGGCGGGTGCATACACGCTGCGGATAATATGAAGAAAGACTGCCACTACAATGATAAAAATATATCAGTATGGGATATAGGTAGAGGTGGAGACCACATGGGGGCCCATGCTCACATACATATGGCGGAATTATTTATTGAAGAGCTAGCTAACCGTGGCCTATAGATAATTTGTAATTCACGGTGTCTCCTGTATTTAGCTAGATAAATTTATACCATGCAACGTAAAAAGCAATTCATTGCTCCCACATGGCTTATGTGGGAAGGCGGTGAGTTTCCCAGGAAGCTACACTCTGACTCTGTAATCTTATTTATTAGTGAGCATCTATATTTAGATACCGATGAGGTGGCTAAGAAGTCGCTAGCTAGACAGCTACAGCGTGAAGGGCTGGTGGAGTCTCTGGGTGAAGCCTATACGATGATCGATTCTGGCATAGAGACCAGAGCTGGCTATTACTATGAAGATGGCGATGAGCTGTTCCCCGTCTACGCTGAGTACGATGCCATAGAGCTAGAATATGATGCAACATTCGTAGAGGTACCATATGTTATTTGACTCACCTGACTGGCATGAAGATGCAGAGTGCTCGAAACTAGAGAATGCCGATAAGGTAGACAGTTTCTTCGCAAATAAGCCCTCCCAGCAATGGGAGGCAAAAAAGATGTGCGGACAATGTCCTGTACGTCGCGATTGCGCTAAGTGGGCGCTGGATAATAAACAAATATGGGGAATATGGGGCGGACTAGATTCGGGAGAGATTAGAAACACTCTGTCAGTCAATTGGGACGGGCAA